TATGACCCTACGTACTGTTACTGGTAGGATGGCACACAACAGTCCTAACATGGCACAAGTACCAGCTACCTACAGCCCTTATGGTAAGGAGTGTCGAGAGCTATGGACGGTATCTAATCCCGATACTCATGTTCTTGTAGGGACTGATGCCAGCAGTCTGGAGCTACGTTGCTTGGCTCATTATATGGAAGATCCTAAGTTCACCAAGGAGGTTCTTACAGGTGATGTACATACAGCCAACATGAAAGCTGCTGGACTAACCAATAGAGATCAGGCCAAGACTTTCATCTATGCCTTTCTTTATGGGGCTGGACCTGCTAAACTAGGTAACGTGGTAGGTGCTGGTGCAATTAGAGGACAACAATTAATTACTAACTTTCTAAAGAATATGCCACAGCTAAAAAGATTAAGAGATAATGTTACTGAAGCTTCAAAATCTGAAGTTGTTCCAGCTTTAGACGGCAGACAACTACATATAAGATCACCTCATGCCAGCCTTAACACTCTACTACAGGGAGCAGGAGCTATCATATGTAAACAATGGCTGGTTCATATGGATGAACATATTAGGAAGGCAGGAGTAGATGCCAAGCTCGTAGCTTCAGTTCATGATGAGTATCAATTTGAAGTAGCCAAGCCAGATGTAGAAACATTTGGAAGCATAACCAAGAAAGCAATAAAAGAAGCTGAAGAAACTTTAGGTATGAAGTGTTCTCTAGATTGTGAATACAAAGAAGGTTTAACATGGGCAGACACACACTAATATTCTTTCTAATACTTTTATCTTTTCCCTTACATGCTAATGAAAGAGCAGGTATGGTACTAGATAGAGAAGGGAATGTTACCCTTGTTAGACAACAAAGATCTATACAAGTTTCTGAAAAGGATTGGCTGTATGAGAATGATAAAATTTTAACAGGAAGAAAATCTTCTGTTGAGATTAAACTTATAGATGGATCTATTGTTAACATAGGAGAACTAGGAGATGTCTCTCTTATAGATCTTGCTTATGATCCTATAAAGAAAGATGGATTCATAGATATAAAGATAGCTACTGGTGCATTTAGAATGGTAAGTGGGAGTATAGCAAAGCTAGGGCCAGATCTTATGGTACTTAAATTACCAACAGCTACCGTAGGTATTAGAGGTACAGGTATTGTAGGTAAAGCCAGTAAGGTAGGGATTGAAAACTTTGTGATCTTGGTTCCTGATCCTGATGGACACATTGGAGAACTGGTAGTGCAGAACACCGAAGGTATTGTAGTATTACGTAAAGCTAATGAAGGTGTAACTATGATATATCCTGATAGGAAATTAGCCAAGAAAAAGTATACAAAGAAGTTTATTCAAAGACTTATCAGGCAAGTACCTAAGATTAAAATACAATCTTTACAGAGCAAACAATTTAATTCATTATTCTGGTTTAATAATTAAAAAAGTGCTTGACATTATCTAAATTATTTGGTATAATAGTATATAAACAATAGAGAAAGGAGAAAGCTTTCAGTGAAAAATTTAAAGTTAATCGTTATCATCAATCGTTATTATCATAAAGGAGTTTAGTATGAGTATTATATCTGGAGAAGCTTATTGGGCACATGTCATTACACCAAACACCAAGTTCAATCCTGATGGTGAATGGAGTATAGAGATCTGTAATCTTAATGCCAAGAATAAAAAGGTTGCAGAAGGTGATGGCCTTACAATTAAAAATAAGGGTGATGAAAGAGGAGACTTCGTAACCCTTAAACAGTATGCTCGTAATAAAGAAGGTACTTTTCGTCCTATGTCTGTTAAAGATTCAGAACGTAATATCTTTCCTTCTAATAAACGTATAGGCAATGGATCAAAAGTTAATGCTAGTTACTTTCCAAAGCCATATACACAATATGGAGGTGGAGTAAAAGGCTATCTTAATGCAGTACAGGTAGTAGACTTAGTTGAGTATAATACAGATGAATTTGATGTGGTCAAAGGAGGCTATATCAATACGGAAGTTGAAGAAATTCCCTTTGCTTCTTAACCCCTATACATAAAGGAGACTTGGGGATGGGTGACAAGAGTAGTTATTCATCCCCATTTTTTATGATGAAAAAAATAGATACATTGGTCGAAGATATTTATAGTTTATTTTCTCTTGATCCTATTAAGATGGATGAGAAAGAAGTTGATGAACACATAGATAATTTTGGAAACATGCTGAAGGTTCACATAAAAGAATTTATGTATGAGAAACCAAGAAACTATGGTAATCTAAGATTGTCTCAGATAGGTAAGCCTGATCGACAACTATGGTATGATGTTAATACTAAGAAGGATGCTATTCCTCTAAAACCAAGTACAAGAATTAAATTTTTATATGGATATATTCTAGAGGAATTACTATTATTGTGTGCTTCAATAGCTGGTCATAAGGTTACTGATCAGCAGAAAGAAGTAGAGGTTGAAGGTGTCTTAGGCCATCAGGATTCTATGATAGATGATGTTCTTGTTGATTGTAAGAGTGCTTCGGGAAGAGGGTTTGAAAAATTTAAAACACATAATCTAATTAATGATGATCCCTTTGGATACATCCCACAAATATCAGCTTATGCTGAAGCTAATGGAGTAGATGAAGCAGCCTTTCTAGTTATAGATAAATCTACTGGAGAGATATGCCTCACTCCTATACATTCAATGGAGATGATCAATGCCAAGGAAAGAGTTAAACATCTTAAAGGAATGGTTATTAATGGTAGTATCCCTGATAGGTGCTATACTCCTCTACCTGATGGCAAGTCTGGTAATCTTAGGCTTCCCTTTGGCTGTGTTTATTGTGGTCACAAAAAAGAATGTTGGTCGGATGTTAACCAAGGAAGGGGAATACGTGTTTTTGAATATGCAAAAGGTAAGAGATACTTGGTGCAAGTTGGCAAAGAACCTGATGTCCCTGAAGTAGTAAACTGGTAATGCATTGGGAGTATATGGACAAACCAGATCTAACTCAATTTGGATTTGTATATTGTATTACAAATATGGAAACAGGTAAAGCTTACATTGGATGTAAACAATATTTTAATTATAAAAAAGGTAAGAAGAAATCTGAATCAAATTGGAAAACTTATATGGGATCTTCTAAACATTTGTTAGAGGATATTACAAAGGTTGGTAAGGAAAACTTTAAGTTTAAAATACTAGCAGAATTTAAAAACAAAAGAAGTCTAAGATACTATGAGTGTTACTATCAAATGAAATACAATGTGCTAACAGCCACACTAGAAGGAACTGATGAAGCAGCCTTCTATAATAATTATGTAGGTGGTAAATTTTATAGACCAGTACAAGATTTGAGTTTTCAATTACATGACGAAATTTAAAGTATCAGCCAATGAAAATTTATATGATCTCAATGAAAAAGATCCATATAAAACTTTGTATCTATCAGTAATTTTACAAGCTCTTGTAGATTTGACCAGACCAAAAAAGAAAGGAGAGAGGAGTGAGATTACAAGTAATAGGAGAGAAGCACATGCTTGGTTCTTTTATTATGTTAGAACATCATGTGACGATTTTGAAACAATTTGTTTTTATGCAGGATTGCCTTCAGAAAAAGTAAGAAGTTTTGCATATGAAGCTATTAATTCTAAAGGGGAAGAGGATGTCAAAAGAAAATTTTCAAAATGGTTCTAATCCATTTGATGTACAGGTTGGTGGAGATCATTACAAAGATTGTGCTATTCAACCAACTGTTTACTCTCACTATAATAAATTAAATACATGTGAAGCAAACATTGTAAAATATATAACTCGACATAATAAAAAAGGTGAAGGAAAAGAAGATATATTAAAAGTAATACATTATGCACAACTGCTTTTAGAATTAGAGTATCCAGAAGAAGATGCACAAGCAGATTTATTTAATGATTTAATAGAGAGGGGTAGACATGTTCAAGTCAAATCGTAATCCACAATTCAGATCCAAGTTTAGTGAGGACATATTCTATACAAAGTATTCTCATGAAGGTGCAGAAACATTTCATGAACTAGCCTGTACATTAGTAGAGGATGTCTGCCAAGATAAGATGACTAAGGATGAAAAAGAATCTTTGTCAGATCATATATCTAATCTAAGATTTATTCCGGGTGGACGTTATCTTTATTATGCAGGAAGAGATAAGAAGTTCTTTAATAATTGTTACCTCCTTAAAGCAGAAGAAGATACTAGAGAAGATTGGGCTAACCTGTCTTGGAAGTCTGAATCTTGTCTGATGACAGGTGGTGGTATAGGGGTAGACTATTCGACTTATAGATCTGAAGGACAAACTCTGAAAGGTACAGGAGGCATAGCTTCTGGCCCAATCCCTAAGATGCAAATGATTAACTCCATAGGTCAGAAGGTAATGCAAGGAGGTAGTCGTAGGTCTGCTATCTATGCTTCTCTTAACTGGAAGCACGATGATGTGGATAAATTTTTAGTAGCAAAGAATTGGTTTGATATGCCAGTGGGAAATACAGGTAAGACTTTGTTTGATATTAAACAAGATGACTTTAACTTTCCTGCACCTCTGGATATGACTAACATCAGTGTAAACTATGATACGGAATGGTTATTAAATTATTGGGAGACAGGAGATCTAGGACATGTCTTTAGGACTAATATACATCAGGCTCTTAGAACAGGTGAACCGGGCTTCTCATTCAACTTCTTTGAGAAAGAAAATGAAACCCTCAGAAATGCATGTACCGAAGTTACGAGTGAAGATGATAGTGATGTTTGTAATTTGGGTAGTCTCAATTTTGCTCGTATTGATGACCTTAATCAGTTGCAAGAGGTCGTTG